ATATCACTTTCCTTGTTCTCGAATCTCTTATCAAGAGTTATAAGTATTTCTAGGTCAACTGTTCTTATAAGACCATCTACTAGAACAATATCATCGGTCAACATCTTCTTCTTTTCCATAGCCTGTAGCATATCAGACTTGAAGGAGAGGGATGCTTTTTTTAGCTGAGTAGATGACGCTCTTTGAAGCAAGTAAACATCAATTACATTAGCTGAACTAAAAGCTTTTCTTGTTACTGCTGTTGCCTTCACTTCATTTCCTATGGAATCCTTATAAGTATTTGCAAAGGAGATGTAATCATCCAAAGACACTAAACGATCCTGCTGCTTGTACACCATCTTAGCATACTTCTTAGCGTGATCAATAGATTCTGATTCCACACCTCCTGTGAAAGGTTCCGTATTTATAACTGCTAGTGAAGAACCTTCTAAAGAATCTATTGAAGCGTTGAGGTAGTTTGAAGGTGCGTTACCTCTCTGACCACCGCCAACTCTGTAAGTTATGATGTAGTTTGAGTTAGTGGGAGGAAGAACAGCAGTAATACCATCACCGAATTGTATAGTTGCTACGAAATCATCCGTGTAGGCAACTTGGAAAACCTTCATGTCAGAAGAGGATGTTGATAGAAGGGAGTTTACCTCACTATAAACACCACTAGCATCTGTGTCAGACTGAATGAATACTTGTATACTTCCGTCTACTACGGGAGAGTTTTCTAGAGTAACCTGCTTGAGGACATCAACATCAGAGAACACTCCCGTATCTACAGCAAGTGATCCTTCTATCAATACAGTGTTAGACCATTCGGTTCCTGCATCACTGTCGCTCTCATATAGGATTATCGAGTTGTTCTCATTTGGATCATCTATAAATCCATTGGTTGTAGTGTAGAGTGTGTAATTTACTGGCTGACCGTCAAGAGCCGAATCTACCTGAAACACTCTGCTAGGTGCTTCTATAGTTAAGGAACCCCCTGGAGATAGGGCAGTATCTGAAGTTACCGTACATTTCGCTGCCGCTGATCCAGGACCTTTCAATCGTACACCAATTATGTCGAAAATCTTTCTAAGGTTTGCAGGGGACTTTACCGTCTTTAAGAACATCTCATGAGCTATCATGTCAGTCTTCATGGACATGACTGAACCCATGTAAGCAATCATCTCTACAAACATCATACCTAAGTCTGACTCAGCAAATAGGTCATAGTCCAGAGGGTAGACAGCTTTGATATAGTTTATTAAGTTATTTCTAAGGGTCAGGAAGTCGGTGCCTGCGTAATCAATTAAAGAGGTCTTCTCGTCCTCTTTAAAGATGACAGACTTCATAAAGTCTGAACCCGCGTTAGTGTAAGGGATGTTGCTCATGTTGTGAACTCCAGAGGTATTACCTCATTTGTATCTTTTTCTTTAACTGCTAGATAAACATATATCGTAGGTATTCCAGAGTTTAGAGAATCATCAACCTTGACATTGATAGAGGTTACTTGGCAGTTGGGAATGTACAACCTTATTTGATTTGTAATCTCTCTCTGTAGGTTCTGTAATAAAGAATCATCTAGCTGCTCAAAAACATAGGATCTTAGGTCAACACCGAAGTTGGGGAGGAATATGCGTTCTCCTGGGCTTGTAAAGATAACCTGCTTTATTTGCCCCATCAAAAGATCTCTTCTAGAGGATTTCTTAAATAAAACCCCTCCCTTACCAAAAGGAAATCTAGTCCCGTAAATACTTCTATCTACAGGAGAGGTAATGGATTTAACTGTCTGCTTTGTGGGTGTTATGCCGTATAAAACCATTATTCCTCCTATGTTTGAATGTTCTTGAAGAAGCCTTGATGTGCTTCGTAATTCTTTACAACCTCATTAGTAGATAGGGGTTTAGAGTAAATCTTTAAACTTCCTAAGTGACCTCCTAAACCACTATACAATCCGTTGGATGGTCCTGAGAATCCTCCTCGTATAGAAGATGCGTCTAGAACATAGCCTCCAACACTTCCAGTATAACCTCTCACATTTAGGTCGTAATCAGCAGGATTTTTAGTAGGATGATTGCCAGTAATCTGTAAAGGTATTCCGTCAGTCCATCCCCCACCTATAATCCAAGGAGTAAAGAATGGGTCATTCCTAGGACCTTGGATGAAGTCCTTAGACTCAGACTCAGGTATGGACCCAGGGTAGTCGAAGCTCGCTACATCACCTAGCTTCTTAAAGCTAGGGATCTGAAGAGGTTTTCCTGGATCAGTTCCAAAGATAGATGATATGGAACTTTGAATCAACCTCTCACCATCTAGGTAAACGGTCAGAGTGTCCTTAGAGAAGTCGAACGAGATGTTAGTATGAACGAAGGTGTTGATAGTGTCGTTAAAGGAAGTCCCTCCTGTAGTAGTTGTAGTTACAGGAACAGCCAGTCCTCTATACATGGATCTATCTGCCTCACAGTCATCTAGTCTTATAAACGAGCAGCCATCCTTTGAGAATGATTGCATGGGTGCTATCACAAAATAAGTGTTTCCAGGTGTGTCCCTTGCTGCAAGATAAGTTCCGTAGTTATCAATAGGGTTCACGGTACTGGGAGGGTCTGGGTAATCAATCTCGGTATCGCCATCTACATCTACCGCTCCAACAGTAAAAATAGGAGCCCGTGTAAACCCTATAAACATACCGCGAGTATGGTCAGTTGTGAAGTCGTTGATCACAGATCCTGAATCTCCAACCTCTACACCACCCGTATTCTCGTTAGCAATAATTGCCTTGAAGAAGTTGAAGTCCGTCCAAGAAGCGTTGTCTTGGTATAGATTCAAGGAACTTACTTCTGCCGAAGCATCTAACCCGCTATCAAAAACCTTAATCTCGAAGTTGTTATTACTTGAAGTAAAGTTAGGCATGTGAATCCAGAAGTCGAAGGAACAACCGCTAGGATCGTACATTAGATTTTGTAGCTCTGCTGTAGCAGGAAGTCTTCCATAAGTTCCAACTTCCTTCCTTCTAATAAAAGTGTTGTCATCCTTATCAAACTTTACTATACCACTAAATCTAGGTATTGCTAAACCCTTAGGGAATGCTTCTGCCCTCGTCTTAGCTACAAGCTGCATGTCTTGCCTAGAATCACCCGTACAGTTTGCTACATTGTAAAACTCTGAACCGTTGGATTCTATTTCAGTATCCAGGAAGTTATAGACGGATATTAACTTATCAGTTACGATAGGATCGTTTAATGTCAACACGGGAGCGATTGAAGATTGTGCTTCTTCATAACCTCCTATATCTGCAAGAGATCCAGTAATGTTTTCGTTAACATCTAGGTAAGCCAGCGAAGCACTGTTGCTTGCATTCTCCTTGCCAACAAATACAGGTTTGAATGGAAGCACAACTCCACTCACCTCACCGTGGTCTAATACAAGTCTCTTCTGCTTCTCTAAAGCGATGTCTAAATGTATCTTGCTGAGATAGCTGAAGTCGTTTACCGGAACCTTTCCTGGAGCATACATTGTATCAATCCCAAATAGGTCAGGTGCCTTAACCGCAAGTTCAATCTGCTTTTTTCTTCTTCGTATCTTATTATCAAACAACTCTATCTCAGAATATATCTGCTGTTGTATGTTGATATAAACGGCAGAACTCGTTCCATAAATAGCTTGGATCTCTTTTCTTTGAGAATCTAGTTGGCTGATGATTAGGTTCTTGTTTCCTTGCAGAACTTCTAGCAAGTGATCTTTGCTGTAATAGGTTTTAAGAAGCTCAGACTCATCAATCTTCTCGATGTCTAAGATCGTATCAACATACCTATTAAGATCTCTAACAGTAAGCTGAGTGCCTCGACCACCTAAGTTAGGTGCGTGATCCATCTTCCACTTAGAAGAATTAGGAATGAAAGGTAGGTCTTCTATAGTGGGAACATTACCAGAGGCTGCGTAGGTTCTGTTTTGAGAGTCGTAGTACAGACCGTCCACGGACAATATGAAAGAACCTTTAGTTGATTTTGGAGGACCATAGGTTAGTCTAAAGATACCGTCTTCACCCTCTACCCCATCAAAAAGAAGGGATGATGGGTCTGGAGATATCCCAGACTCCCTACCTGCAAGTATCTCTGCGATGTTGCCCATGATTATAGTGGCATCGCTAATGAACTGCTCCGCAGCATTTATCTGAGACTGATATAAGGCTAATTGAGCTTCTGTTGGTGCTAGTGCTACATCGCTACCTCTTTGCCTCTGTAAATGCGTCTCATAGTCTCTGAGGCAGTCCTTAAGACCTTCTATGTCCTCGGCTATGGCTGCTGCTGTACTAGCTAGTTCATCAACGAATGCGATAGCTCCAGCCACAGCCGCTACTGCGTTTCCTAGTGCTGCCCAGCTAGAATCTAGTTTAAAGAAAGTTAGA